TAACCATTCATGCCGAGCTTTTCAGTTAAAAGTGCCGCACGCTCACTCTCTTTGAACGCCCCATTGCTCCATGCAATCTGGCACATGCGCTTGCAGTGCTCCTCGCCGTCCTCACCGGGCAGGGGCGGCCCACTGCCTTCGTTGTACCACCATGTTTCAAAGTCGGTCATACGAACCTCCGCAAGTCTGGTGCTTTGTAGTCCTTGCCTTTGCCGATCTTGCCGCCTTCAAGGATCACTGGCTTGCCGTCTTCCAGCTTGCTCTCGTTGGATGCCAGCACCTCTTGGTCTGCGCCATCCTTGTCGAAGTTGGCCAGATACGCAACGCCATTACCGGTCACTTCAGAATCGCACAGCGCATCCAGTGCATCGGTGCGAAGATGAATGGGGATGTAGACGAACTGCTCGCGCTTCTTCAGCTTGACAGCGAACCACTCAAGGTCTGCCTTCGTGCGCTCGAGCAGCTTGCCGTATCCCTCAGAGTCGGATCGCAGGCAGGCCAGAAGCTCGCAGAACTCTTCAAGATGTACGCCGAGTTGCACCGACAGGTTTTCGATTGTCGGCTCCTTGCCGCAGGCTTTCAACCAGTCAGCGGTGCGTTGGAAGTTGGTTGTCATTTTTTTCCTTTCAGGTAACGGATAAGCGCAGCCTTCACTGCTTTGTTGAACTCATTTGATGGCGGTGTTGGGATGTCCATCAACCCCTTGGGCCACACGCCGAACTTGTCTTTGTAGGTGTGCGCCCCTCTTCCGGGGCTCCAGCCGTGGTACTTAATCATGTACTGACACATCGACCACCAATCCTGCTTGCTCTCGCGTGATGCCGCCGCTTTGAGCTCTTCCATCTCACCCGGCACAGACTCGACCATGCTTTTCTTCTCTCGGGTGTAGCCGCAGTGCAGGCATGTATCCGAGCCGCCAGCCCACAAGTGGCCGCACTTGGGACACTTCGCTGCTTCCTTTTCCTTCTCGGTCTTTTCTTTCTTGGCCTTCTCGCGTGCGTCATCCAACTCGTGAACGCCGTTGTTGTATATCTCTTCCCAATCCTCTTGGAATCTAATGTAGTTGCCCGCATGGTCAAGCCACACCGCAAACTCTTTGTCGGGGTAGCCACGCATCACCCGGCCCATCTGCTGCACATGAGATGAGAGTGACTTGCTGAATGGCCGAGCACTCACGCCGATCATCACATCGGGCACATCAAAGCCCTTGGTCAAAATGTCGGTGGCGATCAGGCCGTGAATCTCTGTGTCTGGCTTGCTGAAGTCTTCAATCACATCGCGCTTGAAGTCATCCTCATCCTTGTAAGAGATGCTGATGAAGTTGTAGCCCTGCTCGGCGAACTTCTTGGATAAGTCAGCGCCATGCTCCACGCCAGAACAAAAGACAATCGTCTTGCGGGGGCGACCGAATATCTCATGCGTCTTCTTGATCCACTCAGACACAATGTCGCCAGTGATTTGCATGCCGCGCTTTGTGGACTCGGCTTGACTCCACTCACCGGCCACCTTCTTGGCACCCGTCATGTCGATCTCTTTGGCAACGAACACACGCAGCGGGCACAGCACCTTCTGCTCGACCAACTCTTTGGTTGTGACTGTGCTCACCACATTCTCGTAGACGCTGCCGAGCCCCTTGGTGAAGGGTGACGCGGACAGGCCGATGACTTTGATGTCTGGATTGTTCTTGATGAACTCCACTGTCTGCTTGCGCATGGCGTGGGCTTCGTCAACGATCATCAAAGTCAGGCCGGGAAAGGAGCCGCGCTTCTCCAGTGTCTGCGCGCTGCACACTTGGATGTGCTCGTATGGCCGATACCGCCAGTGCCCTGACTGCAAAACCCCGTGCTCGATCTTGTACTTCTCCAGTCGCTGGCTTGTCTGATCGCACAAGATGATGCGATCCAAAATCATGGCTGCACGATTGCCCTTCTTGTGGGTTGCATCCAACAGCGCGATCGCCATCTCAGTCTTGCCGGCGCCTGTTGGTGCATACAGCATCTGCGCCTTGTAGCCCGCAGCAAACCCCTGCCTTAATCCATCAAGAGATCCTGACTGGTACTCTCGTAATTGCAAACTCATTTGTTTCTCCAACTGCCAGCACACATGCCCGCTGGCTTGGGCAATTGATTACTCTGCCTTTTTAAGTTGACGCTGCATCGACAGCACTTGCTTCTTGAGTTGGCTGTTCTCGGACTGATACTGATCACGGCTTTGCTTAACCGCGGTCAACTCAATCTTGGTGATGCGCAACTCCTCACGAAGCTCGTCAATCATGGCTGCAGCAGCCTGCTTCTCTTCTGGTGTGGCATCCATACCAGCAACTGCAACACGGGCCTTCAGCTCCTCGTTCTCGGCGAGCAGCATGTCGATGGCTTCTTGGTTGTGGTCTTCCTTCTCTGCGTGTGGAGGAATAATCTCTGGGCCTTTGAGCTCTGGTTCTTTCTCCTTGGAAGGACGACCCGGCGCTTTGGCTTTGACGGCAACTTCGCCCGATGCCTTCTTGTACTTCACTTCGGAAGGCGCTCCGCTTTCGCGCAGGCTCGATACAAATGTTGGAGAGACACCGCACCGGCGAGCGATCTCGCTGCTGCTCCACTGGCTCCACTCAAAGTCATCGAGCAGCGTCATAACAGCCTTGCGCTTATCCGCATAAGTGCGGCGCATACCGTGCTTGGCGTTAACGCCCGTCGAATGCAAGATGGCATCGCGCAGTGTGCCCTGAACCACATCGCACAGAATGCTGACCTTGTCTGCGCGCTTGTGTGCGTGAGCGCGGTGGTATCCGTCTGTCAGGTAGTAGTTGACACCATCAAAGTAAACCAGCACTGGCGGAAACTCTGCTCCACCTTTCAGTGCTTCTGCGTAATCTGCAACCGTCTCCTCACTGATCTCTGTGCGCGACTGCAGCCGCCCATCCATCACCAGCGCGCCAACATTCATCACTTTATTCATTCGATCCTCCGCTCATTGTCCAACCAAGTAAAAACCAGCGCCAGTAGGTCTGGACGTTGTCGTTTGTGTATCTGCTACCACTCCACTCTGGAGTGTCGCGCCCCTTTGAAGCGAATACCGCCTCAAACTTTTCTCGTGCTTCTTTCATTTCTTCACCTTGTATATCTGTAGTCCAGCAGGCAGCGGGTCATAGATCGAACGACCCCTTGTTGCAGACTGGGAGCGGCGCAAAGATTCATCCTTTGCCATCAGGCTGTCCGTCTTTGTCATCCAACTCGTGAATGCGTTGCTGTCGCTCTTCAGTATCTTTGTTCCCGGCCAATACTTTTTCATCTTGATCCCTTCCGAATATCAAATCCCACCGTTGCTTGTACTGCTGGTCGCTGATCGCCATGGGCCTGCGACCTGAACCCTTTCCACCATCTCCATGCATTTGCTTCTCCTATAAAAAATGAATCTTTGGCGACTTGGCTCGGATCATGTCCGTCACCCGCTTGATGTGCGTCTCGTAAACACTTCTGGCAACAGATGTCCTTTGAAGATCGTGCCACTCTAAAATTTCTTTGAATGCCTGAAGGGCCAGCCCTGTTGCACCCATCTTTCCCGTCCTCTGGAATCGGGCCTGACAGTCCAGCAGATGCATCTCTGCAATCTTCACATGCACCATGACCTCTGGGCCTATGCCAGAGTCAGCCATCACCTCGGCAAGGCGCGCAACAGCGTTGATGTTGTTCCAGTCCTGCTTGGTTGCAACGCCCGTTCTAAATGCCTCGTAGCTGTCGTTCTCTTTCTTTCGGAGAAAGTTCAGGCTCTCCTCGTCTGTGATGCTCGCGCCCACTATTGCGTGGGTTACAGGGCAAATCAGATCGTAAATTTTTCTGCGTGTCTTTTTTCGTGTCATGGCAGAATTGTACAGCAAACTGCACCACATGCAACAGGTATGTTTACCCTATTGCTGTCTGTTGCAACTTGGTGTATATTTGCCCCAGCAACTTCCACAGAATAAGTTGCCAACCAATAGGAACCACATGAAAAGAATACTTTTATTTGCCGCAATTGCCTGCGGTGGCGCACAGGCGCAGTTCTTCACAGGCAACGATTTGTTGGCTCGCCTTAACTCAGACATACCAGTTGATCGTGGTCTTGGCATGGGCTTCATCATGGGCGTGTATGACGCAACACTGTTGGTTGAGCACTGCCCGCCATCCAACGTGACGGCTGGTCAGGTCAGGGACATGGTGGCAAAAAACCTATACAGCGGAGCCGCCGCCCGACACCTGCCCGCTGAAGCGTTTATCACTTACACACTCGGGGCCGCATGGCCCTGCCCCAAGAAAGGGAAGGGCGTATGACTGAAGACGAAGCATTGGCCTTTGACTTGGCGCTGGAGGCGTTGGAGGAAACTCTCAAAACCTTGGATGATGCCAATGCAATACCGGGTGGCCCTATCGCGGACACGATTTGGTATAGCCCATACGAAACACTATTTGATTATTTGGAGGTGCGAATAGCCGCCATCAAGCAAGCCCGTTCAGTACCTTATGTGGCTTCGCCACGGGTGCAGGAGCCTATAGCATTAAAACCTTGCTGGTACGAAAGCAAAGAAAAGACGATGTGCCGCAAATGTGGACAAGTTCACGCAGAAGCAATCCCACCCGCAGCACAGACAGCAACCGTGTTGCAGCAGGCATATCGGACAAGTGACGCTTACACCGTGGGCTTCAAAGACGGGCAGGCAGCACAGCGGCAATGGCAGTCGCTGACCGATGAGGAAATCACTGCTTTGAAGCGCAACGGCGAGAGATACATCAGTTCGCAAGACTTTGCCCGAGCCATCGAAGACAAACTCAAGGAGAAGAACACATGAATGTCGTGATTTACACCAAGCACGGATGCCCGAACTGCGTGACGGCCAAGAACCTACTGGCGAGCAAAGGGCTGGGGTACATCGAGATGCACGACCAGACGGACGAGTTTGAGTTTGAGAAGATGCTCAAGGCTCATCCTGAAGTGCGGCAGATGCCACAGATTTTTATCGAAGGCCAGCGTGTCGGCGGCTTGGCTGGACTGCAAGCGGCATTGAAGGAGATGGGGTTATGAGCAGAGAAGACATCATCCGCATGTACAAAGAGGCCAATGGCTGGAGCCCGAAGGGTTTTGACATCACAGTTGATGAACTTGAACGCTTTGCCGCCCTTGTCGCCGCAGCAGAGCGTGAGGCGGTAGAAGATTTGCTGAAGGAATATGACATGGTTAACTCGGCATTTGCTAAAGACTTCCGAGCAAGACTTCAACCCAAAAAAATCAAGGCAGTGCAAGAAGATGATTACTGTTACGGCGATGAAAGGTATTACGCAAATGACTGAGTGCAAACACCGCTGGGAGCCTGTCGAAGGGCAACCCATCTACAAGTGCGCCAAGTGCAACGGTTTTATGAGGATTATCAAATGACCAAAGAAGAAGCTCTGCAAGCAATCAAACTGCTGTCCGCGCTGGAGTCGTGGGCGTTCAGCACAAAGAACATGCTCCCCGACTACCTGCACGATGACCTGTGCGTGATGCTGAAGGTGTTGGAGAAAATTGTTTTGGAGAAGAAATGACACCTGTGCGCCAGAAAAGAATCCGCACACTGCTACGCACAAGGCCGAGCGGCATGTCGCCACTGGAGATTGCCGAGGCGCTTGGCATGCACCCAGCTAACGTACGCACTTCTTTGAGGGCCATGCCCGATGTGTATGTTGACCGCTGGCGCTTGGGTGGGCGTGGGCAGTACGAGAAGGTGTGGGTTGCAGTGCATGTGCCAGAGGACTGCCCTCACCCCAAAGACCGCACCAAGTGGGGCGTTCACTACAAGAAACCAAAGACCCAGTGGGTCATAACCGAAGGAGCAATCCAATGAAAATATCCACCACGTTTTGGGCCATAAAACTCAGGGGCCGAAGCCTCTACCGAGACTCATACAAAATGCCGTTTCTTTATGCAACACGCCGCCAAGCAATCGAGGAAGCGGAAAAGATCGAAGACCGAAAAAACAGAAACCCGAACAACAGAAGCACAAAGGCCGAAGCAATCCGCGTCAAAGTACGCATAGAGGAGACAGCATGAAACTAATTGAGCTGCACTGGGATAACAACATTGGAGAAGGTGTTGTTAAGTTTGCCAAAGGGTTTGATGAAATTCATTTCGTGACAAAGCTGGACATGCTCCAAGACTGCATCGCTGAACTGACAGAGAAATACAACTCAATATTGACGAAAAGGAAACAGGATGATTGACGTATACCCAACCCACATTGAAGCCGTAGACGAGGACAACAACGTCCTGTTCGTGCTCCACATGGAAGACGAGCACTGCTGCACGCTTCACATCAAATCACCCATCCTGCTGAACAATCACAACTTGGAACAGGTGCTGACCGCGGTACGCCGTGGCGTGAATATGCTTGGACTGGAGGACTGAGATGCTCGTAAAAAAAGTGCGCGGCCAAAACAAAGTAGGCAAGATTATCTTGACCAGAACGGAGGTGGAGATTGTTGAAAAGAAAGGGATACCAATTGAGGAGTACGTCAAGCAAATGCTTCTGCTGATCGCCAAACAGCGTAGGTGGAAATGGTTTCCAAAAGAAAAATCCTCATAGCCGAAGCCCGCCGCAGCGCGGGTTTTTTTACGTCAAAAGTGGGCGCGCCATAGGTCGAGCCGCCACCAGATGACCCCCTGTCTGCTGACAGAGGAATCCAGTAGCTCCCCACCGCAAAGCGCTCGGCCTCGGGTCAGGTTCGGTTCGGTGGCAAAAGTCCGCCACGTTCAGCCGTATGCTCTTTCCATCTGGGTAGTGCTTTTAAGGTACACCCCGGCGCCTCCGCCTTACCCCTCACGTCTTACGTGCTTGACCCAGTTTCCTTGCCGCCTCGCATAACTTGCGGCATCCCCCCGGCTCGACTAATAGGGGGCCAGCTTACGATGACTGGTTCGGTGTTTCCTTCCGCGCCACCCATGCAGGTGCTTGCTATCGTGCGGAGTACGGAAGCCGGGGCAAGAGGTTATTGGAGATACCAACAAAAAGGCCGCTTACAACTGCAATCCCGGTAGCAACCTTGCCAAATATCCCTCCCACAGAGAGCATTTGGTAAGGCGGAATCGCATGTGTAAGCGGCCTCAATTTTTGTTACTTGCTACGGCAACGTCTCCAGTATATCAAAGAATTCCGCTGTCGTGTCAAGAGATTGTTGGTGGCGACCGAGATCACCCCAAGTCCTGCGCAGGCGTTAGGAGGCCCTGATGCGCTTGACCACCAACACGGCTGGGGACTGTTCAGGTGGTCTAGGGCTTCTTCTCTCCCCACCTACGGCGTAGCACCCTTTCGGTCTGGCCCTTAACCGCAATCCCCATGCGTGTTAGTTGTTGGTGAATGTTTATCGGACACCAGTTAGGCCGAATCGAACAGGCCATTTGCACCAAGCTCACTGGCGTGCGCTCCGCAACGCTCACATTCACCAACACGGCTGGGGACTGCCTTGCAAGTTGACCCTGTTATCGGCGGGCCACAATCCCCATGCGTCTTGGATCTGTGGGAAAAAATCCCCTCACGTCTGAGGTGAGGGGGAATATTCACCCAACAGGAGAAACACAGGCCAGAGTTTACCTGCAAGTCTTCAACAGATCCAGTGCCTCTTGAACACTGTTCACGATATGCAGGTTTGGCCCCGGCCACTCATCGTGGAACTTTTGCTCTGCGTCCGTTAGCCGGCGCGCCGATGGCGGCTTAGTGCCATCCTTCACCTCCAGCAGCAGCGTGTGGCCGTTGTACCAAACCAACAGGTCAAACGTGCCCTCGTCATTGATGGCTTTGACGAAAGCACCGCAAGCGCGCATCGCCTTGATGATGTCCTGTTCACCAGCATCTCGTCGCGCAGCTCGTCTCATGGTTTGTCCTGATAAAAATATTTTCAAAAGATATTGTATTAGGTGTTGACGAACCTAATATAACAGGTACAATCAAGCCTCACACAACAGACAGGAGTTACACAGATGACACCGGAAGAAAGGCAAGAAAGCATTGCAATGCTTAACAGGTCCATCGGCCTTGCGAACAAACATGGACAGACGCTGCTTGATGACGCAGACAACATCGGCGGAGTGGCAGCAACAACAGCAGCAATCATGCTGTCGTCCTACTGCTCAATGCTTGGCATGACCATGCATGAGGCCGTGGACTTGTTCATGTCCATCCACAAAAGAACAGTTGAGATGATGAGAGAGGCCGAAGAATGAAACTGACTAACCGCAACAACCTGCCTGAGACGATCATCAACGTGATCAAGCGGCCAGAGTACAACAAGGGCAAGTCCAACATGTCGGTGACTGAGCTTCTCAATAGCCCACGCATCGTGCAGCTCAAGCGCAAGCACTGGGACGATCTGACCGAGGACGCATCAGACATGGTCTGGTCTATCTTTGGCACGGCCATCCACGGCGTACTGGAGCACGGCAAGGACGACCACCACATCGTTGAGCAGCGCATCCACATCGAGCTCGATGGCATGCACATCAGCGGCGCAATCGACCTGCAAGAGATCACTGAAGACGGCATCATCCTGTCGGACTACAAGACCACCAGCGCATGGGCTGTGATGAACGAGAAGCAGGACTGGCACAACCAGCTCAACAGCTACGCCTATCTGGTGGAAGTGGCCAAGAAGATCCCTGTGTGCAAACTGCAGATCGTGGCCATCGTGCGTGACTGGAGCCGCCGTGACGCAGCAACCCGTGACGGCTACCCCGCTGCGCCCATCGTGGTGATCGACATCCCTCTGTGGTCTTTTGCTGACCGCGAGACTTATGTGCGCAGCCGCATCTCACTGCACGGCGATGCCTTCTTTGAGATGGAAACAGACGGCGATATGCCCAACTGCACAGCCGAAGAGATGTGGGAAAAGCCAACCACCTATGCGCTCAAAAAGGACGGCAATGTCCGAGCAAAGAGCGTTCACGAAACACGCGAAGCAGCAGACGCCGCTCTGGCTGCCGCAACAGAAAAAGCCAAGAAGGGCGAAAAGTTCCTGATCGAAGTAAGAGAAGGAGGGCGTACACGCTGCGAGAGCTTCTGCCAAGTAGCACCGTACTGCCAACAACACCAAGAGTATCTATCCAACAAAGCCAACAAGGAGTAACACCATGGCAACAACAACACGCATCTATCTCGTCACCACTGCAGCCGGCACAGCCCGTTTGGTTAAGGCAGCAGTCCCATCACAGGCCATCACCCATGTGGCAAAGCAAGTTTACTCAGCGCGTATTGCATCGCAAGACGATCTGGTTGAAGCGCTGAGCAACGGCATCAAGGTCGAGTCATACGGCGAATCAGCTCAAGGCGAGCTGGAGGTCGAGTAATCAAATACGGGGGAAAGCGGATGCTGTTAGTGCTACTTCAATTGCGGTAGCCGTCATATGCAAACAGTGCAGCGAGTACCCCACCTACAAGGAGAAACACATGAAAAAACTAATCGCAACAATTTTGTCTGTCGCGGCGCTTGCAGGCTGCCAATCTGATGCGGACGTCGCATCTCGCAACGTGTCAAAAGCCGCCGACAACTTTGAGGTTGCTCGTCGCGTGATCTTCTATAACGGAATCACAAACGACTACATGCTTTCGATCGAAGGCTACTGCAGCCTCGGCAATAACGACAAGGCGGGTTACCTTTCGGTGACCTGCAAGACTGGCCCCGGCGCTTTTAAGAAGCACTTTCTCGGCCTGTCCGACAACGTGACTTTCTTTGTTGAGCAACTGGATGCAAAGAATGTCAGCACGAGTTTTTATCGTGTTGTGTTCAAGCCTTCGGTCATTATTCCCGACATCGAAATCCGCTGAACAAGGAGAAACACATGGGCTGGATCATTGGCTTAACCTGCTTGTTCGCATGGTTCAATCACATCTTTACTTGCTTCAGCGAAGGCTTGTGGGGATTTTTAATCGCGGGAGCTTTGATGTTCCCGATCGGCATCATCCACGGCGCATGGCTGTGGTTCCAGTAAGGAGAACAACATGAAAGAAATTCAATTCAAAGAGTTCGTGCGCAGTGTTAAATTCATCGAGTCGCTCGGCTGCAAGTTCAAGATCATCACGCCAGACAACGGAGAGTACGGCGATCTGGAAGTGGTTGTAAATAAACCACAACGCAAGGGCAGCCGCTTTCCTCATGGCGAGATCACAAACTTCGTGCGCGCCAACTTGGACATGAATGCCGAGGTGGGGAGCGTTCAGGAGATATTCGTTCCTGAGAAATATGTTCCGCTGCACATTCAGGCATCTGCCTGCCACATCTTGTCGCGTGCTTGGGGTCGTGACACATACACCACATGCCTCAACAAAAACAACATGAGTATCGAAATTTTGAGAATTGCAAAAGGAGAATGAAATGCGAATCAAAGATTTTTTCACCGACTTCGATGTCAACCCGATCAGCCCCAACCCAATGCACGGGCCGATCACTCAGGAGTTGATCGACTTTATCCGCGAGCGCAACGAGGAAAAGCGCAAGGCATCCATCCAGCAGCTTGGCGACAAGTGGCTTCTCCACCCCAAGAACAAAGAATTACGTAAGGAAACAGCATGAAAGAAATCGCATCAGCTCTGGTCAAGGCTCAGAAAGAGTTTGGCCCAGCGCTCAAGACCCACACCAATCCGGCATTCCGCAGCCGCTATGCAGACCTGTCCGCTTGCGTTGAGGCCGTCATTGATGCCCTGAACAACAACGACATCTTCTTGATGCAGCCAACGCATGAATGCACAGACGGCGTGATTGTGGAAACCATCTTCATCCACTCCTCCGGCGAACAGATCAGCAGCGGCAAACTGCATGTGCCAGCCACCAAGCATGACGCACAAGGCTACGGCTCAGCCCTGACCTATGCGCGCCGATACAGCCTGATGGCAGCCTGCGGTATTGCACCAGAGGACGATGACGGCAACAACGCATCAAAGCCCAAGCCAGCACCAGCAAAGCCTGCTCCAGCGCCAGCAGCCAAAGCCCCGGTGAAGGTTGAAGGCAAGGACACAGAGTGGCAACTGAAGGTGGTGGCCAAGCCTGAAGGCGATCACGGCGAGTGGTCACAACTGGTGATTGACGCAACCATGCTCCAGCTCGAGCAGTGCAAGAGCGAAGCAAACGTGATGGACATCTTCAAGACCAACCGCAACATCTATGACGAAGTGAAGAGCGGATCGCCCAATGCATACGATGTCCTGATGGATGAATTCAAACAGGCGCGAGCCAAACACAAGGAAGCAGCATGAACAACATCACAGTAGCCGGAACCATCGGCAAAGACGCAGAAGTAAAGTATTTGGCCAACGGAGATGCAATCTGCAACTTCTCTGTTGCCGACTCCATGGGCCGCGACAAGGGCACGATCTGGTGGAACTGCGGCCTATACGGCAAGCGCGCTGAATCGCTGTCCCAGTACCTGCTCAAAGGCCAAGCCGTCACAGTGACAGGCTCCGTCTCTGAGCGCGAGTGGACAGACAAAGAAGGCAACAAGCGCAAGTCCATGGATCTGCGTGTGAACGACGTTGCCCTGCAAGGTGGCCGCAAGGATGCAGAGCCGCAGCAAGAACGCCGCGCAGCACCCAAGCCAGCCGACAACTTTGATTCGGACGAGATCCCATTCTGACCATGGTGAAAACACTTCAGTATGAGGCTGTGAAGGTGGCGATGAAGCAGGACAAGACCGGCATCATCTTAACCCTCAACATCCACCCAGATGAGGCGCCAGAAAGCCTGATGCGTGACTTCGTTGGAGCGCGCTATCAGGTGGTGATGGTCAGGCTCAATGGTGAAGACAAGCCAATGAACAGGGATCACGAATACAGCCGTGACCCGGTTCGCACCGCAGGCATTCTGTGCCGCGATAAACAGTTCGCTCAGTACCTATTCGAGAAGGAAGAGATCTTCGAGAAGAAAGAGGCTGACGTAATCGAGTGGCTCAAAGGCGAGATCGGAATCGAATCCCGCACAGAGCTGAAAGAAAGTCAAATTAAAGCCAACAAGTTTTGGTCAATCAATGAGGAGTTCCAGTTATGGAAGCAAAGCGTCTGATCCCTTACTCTGTGCATCTGCCAGAGGAAATTTACAAGAAGCTCAAAGCCGCAGCCGG